CTGTTATATTTGTTATTTCGTACGTTCCAAAACCAACAAATACTGAATTTACTGTGGCTGTACTAGAGCTTAATCCCGCCCCATATTTTACCTTTTCTCCAGCATTTAAATACATGGATACAGTGCCGGCATATGTAGTATCTTCGTTGTAGTAGTACTTCTTTGAATCTAATAAGAATCTCCCGTAGTCATAGTTACTTCCATTTTCGTAGTAAGTAAAGCCATCAAATGCATAGAAACTTAACTCTCCAAGATAATCTAATCCATCTGTAAAATAATATTGTTTGACTTTAACATTGCACCAAGTAGCTGTATTTAATTGCGTAAATGATACGGTCGGTACATCTGTTTCATCAGCCGATTGGTGAGATAAATACTCTCTAATATATGGAGATATATCGTAATTAGTAGCTGTATTTGTACTTGATGGGATTGCCTTACTCAGCGTATATTGTGGTGTAGCTGGAGCAGATCCAGTACCATTCCAAATAAATATTTCAATCTTTGTTGACACTTGTCCTGTCTCATTTACAGTTATGATGTAGGGACTTCTCGCAAAAATATTAGCCATTATTTTTTAGGTTGTTTGATTGTATACTTAAATAACTCTTCAGCATCCAATCCGTATTTAACGATTAATTCTTCAGGCAATTTCTCAAAGTATTTATTAAATGGTTTTGTGAAGAACAATGATGGTTTAGTTCCCTTAGAATATATTGACCTGGTGATTAGGAATGCAGTAGAATCATACGACATGAACTTACCGCTCTTCTTATCTCTAAATTGAAATCTCCTAGCTTTAACCCATCGTTGTATTCCTAATGTCAATCCCCCTTTCTTACCTTTACCACTGCCAAATTTAAATGGAGAATTAGGAGCTTTTGCAGATGAGTTTTTACCTTTAACACCTTGGTCTAAATACGCACCATGTTCTTCCATCGAGATGTTAAGATAGAAAGAATTAGGCATTGCTTTTGCTTCCCCTTTAATAGAGTTGTATAATGATTTAGATACATTTCTACCTTGCTTAGTTAAGTTTGATTTAGATTGTTGTATTACATACTTCTTAAACTTATCTAGTTCTTCCTGTACATTTAACATATAGTCATCTCGTTTGACATTACAATATCAAAAGTCATAGTACAACCAGCAACATCATCCGTAAATCTATCAACAAAGAATTCAAAAGATGCCGTGTCAGACTCTATAGAATAATCCTCACTCATTTGCCCTCTTCGCATACTTTCAAATGCACGTTGGCAAATCATTAATGTTTGATTATGGATATCATCCTCGTTATTATTACCGTAATATAAGTGAGTCAAATCTTCCTTAGTATAGTCTACTATGTCCATCACAACTAACGTAACGGAAAGCTTTATTGTGTTAGATTCAAAACCCCCATTATCAATCATAACATGAGCTAATGGATACATATCTTTTTTAGCGTTTGTAATCTTATCCAGGCTTCCTTTTGTAACCTGGTTTACTAACGGATCGGTTATTAAATGATTGTGGAATGCTGTTGTGAAATCATAGTATCCTTTCATGTGCTCTTTTTATTTGTCTAGTTTCTATTTCTGACTTCTGCTTCTCAAATGTCAACATCGTTAAGCACTCAAATAATCCTTGTTCTGTAACTCTGTCAAACTTTGTAATGTCTCCTTTAGCGAGTTGATATATTGACTGATACCATCCCCATCGTTGTCCAAATTGAGTTGTTTCGCTAAAATCGTTTTGCTCTTCTTCGTCATCTGTTTCTCCAAATAAGACAGGGTAGCTGTCAATAGTTCGTTTCCTAAATTCCAAAAAAAAACTGATGCTGGCAATACAACATCTAAAGGAGCGTACTTCATTAATTCAGCATAGTTCGCTGTCCCGCTATATTTATCTATGGTATACTTATCCCCCTTCTGACTTATGATAGGTCGGTACATTACAGCCATTGCCTTATGGAATGATTGTACATCAATTATGTTAGACTCTAAATCTACATACTCCCCGAAGGATATATCTTCAAGTTCATTAATGAATCCAAACTTTACACCTTGGATTTCAAATGTCTTTTTTAAATCTAACTTATCGCTAAATAATTTCTTGAAATGTGTTACCAAGTCAATAACATCTGATAGCTTAATGTTAACTACATTCTTTAACTCTATACCGCAAAATATCTCAATCATCTTTTGTGATATAAACAACTCCGAGTTGTCCTTATTCGATGCAACTACCATATATTTTTGGTAGTGCATCAAAGGTATCTCATTTAAAGATGTTGGTATTACTAATTCTAACTTCATTTTATGCTTTTTCTAATAGCTTTCCAATACTCTAAAGATCCCTGAAACTTCATAATCTCGTTGTCTATAGCTTCGTACATTGCTAACTTCCAAGTGAAAACATCATGCTCTGCTTTAAATTTTTCTACTAGTTCTAATGTTACATCTCTAATGATGTCCTTCTTGTTCGGTACTTGGAACGATACTTCTTTAACTTGTGTTTTCATGTTTTGTTGTTTTTATTGAAATTCACTAAATGGTTCAAAATCTTTCGTAATGTATTTTGCACCTAGTTTTTTAAAATCTTCTAAAGATTTAATTAGGTCGTCAATCTCTATGTATTCAGCTTGAAGTACACCTGTTTTGTAAACACTAAATTTAATTTTTTCTTCTTTCATAATTTATTATTTAATATACACTATAATTTCCCTTGTTTGGGTTTGCTAACTGATAACTAATCGCATATCTCATTGCATCGAGGCAATGATTCCATTTATCGACGGGCGTCTCACTCTTCTTCTCTAGCCAGCAATAGTTGTTCAATTCCTTTATCAAATTTACGGAATTTTCTTCAATAATTAAGTCATAATCCTGGATTAAACTTATCCCATATTTAACTGAATCTGCTCCCTTAATTGTGGCTACTATATTTAACCCTCTTGCTTTAAGTTCTGCTATCAATCTAGGCTCTGAATTATCCCCTACTATTAAATCTCTTCCAGCAAATTGTTGGTTTAGTTGTGCTAGTTCACTTGTTGTTAACCCTTGCTTATGTACGTGCTCTTTAATATATATTCGTTTGTTAGTCTTATCAATTGACGTTTCAATTAATGTCGATGGATCGTTACTGAATCCATAATCTTGACCGAACACCGAACCATTATCTTTATTGAACTCTCCTATTCTCCAATTGGTAAATATAACCCCTTCTGCTTTCTCTAACCATCCACCAAGTATTGTGTGTTTATACTTATCAGGTCTACGTTCTTTTATTGTTTGGATTTGATTTAAAAAACTTTCAGATAAGTTGTTATAATTATCTAAGTATGTCGTATGAATGTATGTTGTATCACCTTTAATTGTATTGCTTCCGGCTTCAACTCCTTTTGACTCAAAGAACTTTTGATAAATAAAATGTTCCTTAGTTGCTGGGTTAAGTATTAATATTACCCTATTCTGTTTGTCCTTAGATCGTATCGAATAGTCTATCTTATCAAATGTATCTTCATCAGTAAGCTCCTCTGCTTCATCTAATATCCAAGTCGTAACTCCAGCCAATGATTTTAGGTTTGCAGTCTGAGTTCCTGAACTTGTCTTTATTCCTTTAAATAATATCTTACTACCTGTTCTTAAGTTTATAATCTCATCCTTGGTAATATGAAAATCTGAATGCTTATCTAGTACATCAATCTTATCAATAAATTCAGGAATAATAGAAACGTGAGCAGAAGTAAGTGTATATCTTGTGAATAGAATGGTATGCCCACTCTCATACGTAAGTAGTAGAAGTAGCAAGTTAATGCTGTAAGACTTACCACTACCCCTACCACCAGTAACAATAAAATATCTGCTATCACTTCCAAACGTTTTATATTTAGGATTCAGTGTTACCAAAGTTAATCAAATCTTTAAGTGTTGTTGTATTAATTGTAACATCTGACTCTACTCGTTCTTTAGGTTTACCAAATATATGCTCAGATATAAATATTTTACCTCTTTCAAATGTAAGTAAATCTTTAGCTAATTCTATTCTAGCATCATCATCTGTATCAACTGACTTCAATTGTTTTATAGCAGTTATAAAAATATGATTAGTCTTTTCAAAGTCTTGCTTTGTTTTATTACCAGAGTTAGGTCTTGGTCCTCCATGTCCATTTGCCATCTTGAAAAAAATATTGGTTAATCAAGTTTTAATTAAGGCAAATAACAAAAAAGTACTTACCTGTATTCATAACTTGTATTATATCATTTTGTATCATAGTAATTTATTATTATAATTTTACCACCTATATCTTCAGCTCTTTCTAATTGTATTTTGTTATAGTTGTAATTCATTTCTTTTGCTTCGTTTTCAAACGCTCTTGAATAACGGATCCTTCTCATCGGTCTTTTTTCGCTGCAACTTTCAATACATTCAATTAGCGTTATAGGTATCATATATTTTCTTTAATTCATTGTATTGATCTCTCAAACAAGATGCACATGAAGTATATTCTAATCTACCTGTTTGGAATACTCTGTTGTGAGTTCTTTGCATTACCATTGAATCTATTATTGAGCTTTCTGCTTTCTTTAAACCACCTTGGGTAAGCCAAATATACTCATCTTCATTAAGGCAAAGTGGTTTTTTTCTATAGGCCCAAAGTTCATTAAGTTTTGCTTTACGTTCATCACATCCACAATCTTCTCCTAATATAAACTTTGCTACCTTATCTATTCCTGTTGCTTGAAGTACATTCTCGATTGTATCTCCTAGTCCTGTTGCTTTTCTTTTAGCCATTCGTAATCTTCGTTTAAGTAATCTTGATAGTCTTCAATGAGTAAACTCCTTAAGTGCTTTTTTGTTCTATTGGTAGTGTAATGTATGCATGATAAACTTATTCCAGTCTCTTTTTCTAGCTTTCGCATTGACTTGCCACTTGTCACGTAAAGTTCGAATAACATTTTGTCAAACCAATCAACATTATTAAGTTCGTCTTTAACACGTTTATTTAGCTCTCCGTATGCAATTATACTTTCAGTGTCAGAAACATCATCAGAAACTGTCTTATCTAGTTCAAACGTTATCGGCTCTTTCTTTAGGAAGTCAAAGTATATATTACGCAGTGTGATCCATACAAACGATGTAGATATTTGTTGGTCAGGCTTTATGTATTTATCTAATCGAATATACATTTCCTGTACAATATCTTCAGCTTCCGTTTTAGCGCCAAAAGACCGAGCGATATTCACCCAGTCTTTATGTTTTTGTGCTATTAATTCTATTTGCTTAATCATGCTTGGTTATCTTCCAACTCTGAATGGAGTTAAAGAATACACCAGCTTCACGTTTAGACTCTTGAGCTTTAATGTTGTAATCTACTTCGACCACATCTCCTACTCTATTGTACTTAAGAACTGCATCTACTTTTGCTTCTCCAAATACTTCAAAGTTACATGATTGAGGGTATTCTCCTTCGTTTTCTACTACATGAACATACAGCTTTTTGTAGTTCCCTAATTCGATTACATCTCCAATGTGTGTAATCACTCCTTTAAATTTACTCATCGTTTTTAATTTTTGACTAATATAAGTATTATTTATTTAACTGCAATGCAATTTCTTTTAATTTTTCAATATAAAGTGTGGCGTCCATTAACTCCTCCTGTAAGTGCTGCAAGAAGTCATCCGTATTATTCCCTTCTAGTGTCGTTCCGTACTTCGCTATCCCTACTTCGGACCTTGTTTTATACGCTTCAATTACCTTTGCTACGATTGCATCTTTCGGTGTGAAGTAGTCTTTACTAAGCTGAAATAAATCGTCTCTCATTACTGCATTCTCGTGCTTTAACTCTCTTATCTTCTCAAATAATTGACTTGTTAAAAGTCTTTCCATCATCAATGAGTGCTTTAATTCTTCTTTCTTTGTCATAATAATTCTATTTCTTGTTTAACTTCATTCCAATATTGAAATGCAGATTTATTGTTAGGTGCTTTTTCAATAGGTGTTAATTGTTGTATAATCTCATCAACTGCAATT